GATTTTTGGCTGGAAGGAGTTCTCACCAACGGCACGAACCATTTGGAGAGGAACATATGGACAATAGAAGAGTCCAGCGTCATAAGGTGAAGAACCCTTATAACCAACAACATAGTACTGGTTTCCTGGAGTTCCGTTAGCGGAAGTCAGGTTCGCAGCATAAGGATCGATATAAACACGATACTTACCTTGCAGAACACCAGCGAAGGTGTTACCAGATTCGTCAACATTGAGGTTTGCATTTAGTGCTGGAGTATAATCCAGAACACCTGCCATTGTAAGTGCAGAAGCAACGTCAGCGGAGCAAAGGATGACATTGCCCTTTCCTCTACGAGTTCTTTGTGCAATTGCATTAGCATCGCGCTCAATTTGGAACAGAAGTCCCTTGAACTTCTCAACACTCCAGCGTCCGTTGGAGTCGATGTCGAGATCGAAGATACCAGGTGTTGCGACATTCTGTACAGCACCTTGCTCAGCAACCTTATAGATGGTTCTGATGACTTCGCGGTTGATCTCAGCAAGAATCTCTGTGGAGAGAATATTTGCGAGTTCCGCTTCAGCATTCAGTCCATGGATTGCCTTCAGATCTTGTGCAAGCTCAAGGCTGTATTCTGCCTTCAGTGCTCTTGACTTTGCAGTAACGGTGACTTTCTCAATCGAGAATGCCATTTCGTTGAATGCATTGCCTGCACCATCCAGAGCTTCTGCATCACCTGTTGCCATTCCTTGGCCAACATTGTATGGTGAAGGATTGGTGGTTGCAGTTCCGACAGGATTCAGAACGGAAGGATTGGTGCCAGACTGTGCAGTAGTACCGAAACCAACAGCAGGATCAGAGAATCCACCGCTGAGGTTACGAGCATCATTTTGTCCAGAGAATGCTGAATCTGCTTCGTTGAAGAATGCTTCATCACCAGACTGATTCTGGTAGCGTGAGCGCATTGCGAAGATGAGTCCAGTAGGACCGCTCATTGGTTGAACACCAGCCAGATCATATGCGATCAGGTTTGGCATTGAACGTCTGATGAGTGAAATCAGTACTGGATCAAAACCTGCAGTAGGACCAGCAGCGTCAGCACCGCCACCGAATCCACCTGATGCACCAGCAGCATTTCCGATGTTGGTTGGTGCTTCCATGAGGTTCTGCATTGAACCATGCTCAAATGCAGATTGCTCTCTTAAAAATTTTTCTTGGTTTTCTAACAGGACAGCGGTTACAGCTCTACGATGTGAATCTTTGATTGAATCAAGACCCTCATAGTTGAGGAGAGGTGCCCACTTTTCCTGCAATTGCTCTGATTGGAACATTTGCTTTTTCCTTTGTAGTGTAACGTTTGCGTTTGAATTATATTAAATTCAATTATTTGCTAAATGATGAAAGTGTTTTCAGGTATTTTTCCATTGTTCCAGAAATGGATTCTGGAGCAGAATCTACACCTTCTGACAGTGATTCAGTTTTAGCTGAAGGAGATACTTGTCTTGAAGGAAAATATGATTCCTTCAATGTCTCCAACTTTTCACGATATTCTTCTTCACTTTCAAACTCTACACTTTCAGCAAGTGAAGCGAGCTTCTCTTTCTGAGTGGCAGCAAGACCCTCAGAAACTTGATCAAAAATTCCATCAGCAACCGACTCTGAAAGACGCTTGTTGAGTGAAATATTCTTTTCAATTTGCTCGTTGAGTTTTGTCTCCATATCATCAAGTTTTTCTACCATGCTCTCAAGTACATCATATTTCTCTTCAGGAATTTCTACATAATGTGCTTCAAAAAGATCCTTCATTCCAGAAAGGAATGACTCCATCATTTCAGTTTTTAATCCTTGCTCAACTGCAAGGATATTAGCGTTGAACCATTCATCAGCAACATACTCAAGATAGGAATCAACACGTTCTGAAAGTGCTTCTTTAATTGCTTCAACTTCCTCAAGAAGAGCAGAAGCATATTGCTCTTCTAAGGACTCTTTAATAGTTAAAACTTTTGACTTAAGAGCAGCTTCAAAAACAAGCTTTGCTTTTTCTTTAAATTCTTCGGAAAGTTCTTCACCACCGAGAAGAGCATTAACATCTTCTTCGATGCTCATTTCATTTTCTACTTCTTCTTCAATTTCTTCTTCAGAATCAATCTCTTCTTCAATTTCGTCCTCGATCTCTTCGTCAATTAAATCTTCAGAATCAATTTCTTCCTCTTCCTTCATACCTTTTTTAGGTTCTTCCATTGGTTCAGCAGGTTTTGCTCCCTTATTGACAACATCTTTCACCTGCTTCAGAGAACCACCAGGAGTTTTTAATTGTGCGGAATTATCATCTGGACGATAGTTATCTGGAGTAGGGCCGCCAAGATCTTCTACCGATCCTAACTGAGATCCATCGTTCTCCAATGATGGCATTGGATCTGCTGGTTTTGCATTTGCATTGACAGCAGTTTTGGATTGCTTAGTGCCTACTTCCATTTCTTGTAAATCTCCACGAGACATTTGAACTCTCCGTTTAACCTGTAATTAAATCTATATTTATTTATTAAATTATAAATTTGAAAGAAATTCTTGGAAGAGATTGAGTTTCTCTTCATCAAGTTTTCTTTGATCAACTAATGTATTAATTCTTCTTTTTGTTGATTCTGCTGCTTTTTCACGAAGAATGCCCCCATCCCATATCCATTCTTTTCCTTCCATAATACCCTCAACAAAAGCATCAGGGGCTGATGGATCTGCTACAATATCAGCAGCCGTAGCAAGCATAAAATCATCACCAACTACATTAATACCCTCTCTTGTCAGTTTAAGAGATCCAATACCACGAGAGGAGACGCCAAGCTTAACTCCTTCACCAATTAAAGACTCTGCAATTTTTCCCATTGGTGTGGAAAGAATCTTTGCCTTGCCAATAAAGTTAGAACCACTTTCTTTTAAAGAAACAATTTTATGTGAAACTCTATCAAGATTTACAGTAGGCCCATCTGGATGTCCAAGTTCTCCAAGTGCTCTACCCTTTTGAACGTGATTTTCATCATAACGACAAACTTCACGACGAAGAACTTCCATAGGATACATTCTTCCATTACGATTCTTGATATTTCCCTGAAGAAATACTCCTTCAATGTATAGAGATTTCTTGCCGTTTTTATTTTCGACAATAAATTCTACTTGTTCGATTTCTTCTCTGATTAGTTTCATCATGCTTCTCCTGCAATTTGAACTTGTTGGTAATATAATGTACCTGATCCAACACCATAAGCAGAAACCTTATTAGAAATTGTTACTGATGCATCGGAAGCAGAAAATGCAGTAACAATACCACTTGAATCATAATTTACTGTCATTCTTGTCTGAAAATAACCGTCAAATCCTGCAGAAGTATCTATTGAAAGAACTTCTTGATGTATAAAATTGTGATAAGTAGATCCACTCAAACTTACATAATCACCAACTCCAAAAGGAACTTGAGTTCCTTCTGGAACGGATATGATAGTTGTTGTTCCTGTGGTTACACCAACAACCCTATTTTTTGCTTTTGTCAATGCAAGAGTTGCTGTTTCTCCAGAAGGAACATAATAATCAGAATTTATTGCAGATGGAGTTCCTCCAATTGCAATATGAGCTGCTGCACCAACCGTAACTACTCTCAATACACTTGATTGTACTGAAAAAGCAGATGAAGTAGATGCAGCACCTGCAGAAAAATTAAATGAGGATCCTGTCCCAACTGGTCTATGAGCCATTATTCTTTAAAGTTCATATATTATTTATTTATTACTTAATCTAAATTGAAGATATTACTCTACTTCTTCTTGATCATCACTTAATTCTAAATCTTCACCATCAAACATAGAATTTGCTACAGATGGTCGAAATGCATCAATTCTTTCTGCTGATTTTGAAAATAATAAATCCTTTATTTTATCACTAATTTGAGAAGCAGACTCATCTGAAGCAATTAAATCCATTAAATCATCCATTTTTTAATACCACCATTGATCGACTATATTGATATTTATATTTCCCCACCTTTGGGGATTTCTGGAGGTTCAACTGTTTTTGCCTGACTATTAATATCAGGTTCCATCACTGGTTTACCTAAATCCATATTTGCATCCGACTCTACTCCAGGTTCAATATCTTCAACAGGAGCATTTGGATCTGGAATTATTCCGCTTTCAATTTCTTTTTTAATTAATTGATCTTGCTCAATAATTTCCATGTCAGTTTGGCGAAGAATTTTTCTCCTTACATAATCCTGAGAAAAATACTTACCGATATATGGTTCTGCAGTTTGAACCATTGAAAGTCTTTCATTGAGAAGTTCTGTTTCTTTGAGTTCAGAAAAATGATTGTCATAAAGAAAGTCATACTGAATATGCTCTGACATAATCTCCCAATCTTCAGGAGTTACGATATTCTTAAGAATAAGTTGTGTCTTTAGCATATCATTGAACATATTTGAGAATCTCTTTCTCAAACGCCCAACAAACTTAGTGAATTTGAGTTCATCTCTCAGAATTTCAGAAGATCTTCCTAAGTTAAATCCACCTTCTCCATCCATTCTTGATGGCGGAACATTCAGAGAACGATAAAGTTTTTTCTTGAAATATTCAATGTCAGTAATTTCTCCAAGATTTTGTCCACCTGGGAGTGTTGAGATTTCTGTTCCTCTTCCACCTTCTCTACGTGGCAGCCAGAAATCCTCAAGCATTGCCATGTATTTTTTATCATCACGGATTTCTCCAGTGTTAGCATCATAAACAAGTTTATTACGATAACGCATCATAACATCACGAAGATATTGTTCTGCCTTTACTTTAGGAAGATTGCCAACATCAATATAGAAAATTCTACGCTCAGGAGCACGGGACAATCTGTAAATAACAAGTGAGTCTTCAATCATACGAAGTTGATTGAGAGACTTAATTGCTTTATGAAGATACGAAAGTGTATTTCCTTTATTTCTATCTACTAGTCCAGAAGTGCAATAGGTAATTGCGTCCTTTGCAATTTTGATACCTTGACTTGCTCCTGTTGCGTTTGTATTTCCTGTTGGATAACCGGTTTTTGGATTGTAAATAAAGTATTCCTCAATTTCTGGAAATTCATAATCCATTGGATTATCATTTCGTATACTGGTAATAATATTTTTATCTTTTTTCTTACTCTGTCGAATATACCTCATTTTCATTGCATCAATATAACGCAATTCCTGAATTCCTTCATGAGGTTTTTTTAAATCTATCATTTTATGATAGTAAAGTCTTCCATCAATATACCAATTTCTATAAATTTCATGAGATTTTTTATCAAAATCCAATAATTGTAATATGTACTTAAATTCTTGTCTTATTTTCTTCTTTATTCCGTCACTAGCATTTAAATTTGACAATTCAATTTCAACTGGTGTATCATTCGTATCCGAAACTATAGCTTCATTTACAATATCTTCTATGGCACTATCAACTTCTGGATGAAGAGCCATCTCTCTATATCTTTTAATTAATTCAAATTCAGTTCTATATACACCCTCTAAATCAACATAAGAACCAAAAAATCCACTGCTCAGATAGTGATCAACCCCGTCCTCGTTATTTGGAGGAACGGGGGATACAGCACTAGGAGACAGTGGTTCATTCTCTTCAATAGAGAATCCAAATAATTTTGCCATAATTTATTTAAATGTTTTTACTATTTATCACCCGTTAGGAGTGTTACTTCCAGTCAAGATATTGAATGATTGAACTTGGAATTCAACAGTAAACTCTTCAATTGTATCTGAAGTATCATATGCGAGATCAATTTGAGATACGTTTGTTGGAAAAATATCAACAAATTCATACTCTGCGAGAACAGCATTCACCTCTCCAGAGTTATTCTGGCTGCTTGGAGTAGATCCTCTTCCGAGTTGATAAACTTTAGCATTAACCATATATGCACTTGGATCTGTTGCTCCAATATTATTATCAAGTTTTGCAATTTGCTCAGCCCAATCTTCAAGTGCTCTTCTTAGGATAAATCCTTCATCGTTGATAATTGTAATTGTCCAAGGATCAATAGTTCTATCACCAGCAACTTTAAAAGATCTTCCACGGAATGGAACATCAATTGATGCAATATTCTGTGCAGGAAGTGCAGCTGCTTTGCACATAAATCTAAAGTTTTCAGCATCCCAATTAGGAATTACTGCTGAAGGTAAAGTTGTAAGTTCAACTTCAAATAGATTTGGACGAGCGCCACCACCAATAAGTTGTGACTTAAACTGTGAAATTGTTTTGTTTTCTCTTGAAATTGCCATTGGTTTCTCCTCCTTTTGTTATTTAGATAATCTTATCAAACTCTACCTGCTACTTCTTCAAAACTTACGCCAGTTCTGGTAGCAACAAATGTAAGAGTGATGAAGTTAATAGATTTCGCAGGTTTCAGGAAAATATCTGCTCTAAATTCATTATTATCAATAACATCAGGAGTGTTATTGGTGCTGTCGCAAACAACAAGGAAATCGTAAATACCTCTCTTTGCTTGAACATCGCGGAGATAAGGTTCAACAATATTTCTAAAGTTTGCTCTAGTTAATTCATCATTCAGTTCGAAGAGTTGAGCTTGTGCTGCTCTTTCGAGTGCTTGTTCAACTGTGAGGAACAAGCGACGAACATTAATTCTATCAAAAGCAGATGCATATCCAAGAGCAGTTTTATCACCAAAGAGGAGTGTTCCTACACCTGGTTGAGTTATTACGGAATTAATTCTTGCAGGATAAAGTTTATCTCTTTGTGCTTTATTTGGATTATATGCAAGTTTGATTGCATTGTTAATCAATCCTCTTTGTTGTCCTGCAGGAGAGAACCAAGGATAAGCAACAATATTAGTTCTGCACATCAATCCAGCAATATCGGGATTGGTTGGAACATAACGGAACTTATTATTAAATCTATCATAAGTGTACTTATATCCACTATCAAATATTGCATAAGAAGAAGATTGAAGCGAACTAAAGTAATTGATTAAGTTATCAGTTTGTGTTGTTGTATTCGTAACACCAATGAGATTTGCTCTGTGAGGGCCTACAGTTGCAACACAATCTTTTCTTGATTCTGCAACAGAAACAAGATAATTTGCTTTTGCTTGAGAATCAGATTCAGAATCAAATCCTGGGCCCATGATTAAATAGTCAACTTCAATTTCTTCTTTATTTGAGAAAAGTCCATAAGAAGTAATCAAATCTCCAAGTTCTGGTTTCATTCCACCTGCTGCAGAATAATCAACTCCGCCACCAAGAATATAAGTTACATTTCCAATTGCACTAAATGTAATATCTTGTGCAGTTTGTCCCCATAAACCATCCCCAATAGAAATTGGACTAAATGCGGTTGAAAATCCAGTTGCTCTTGGTTCTGTTCCCCAATATGCATCAGCAGCATTCGATGGATTGCTTCCTGCATAAATTTGTGCTGAGAAATCTGCAAGATACTGCTCGTACCAGATTTTTTGTGGTGCATTAACATTAGATACTGAATCAAATGCTTTTGACAAACTCACATGCTTTTCGAGAAGATTTCCTCTAATTCCTGTGATTGAACCAGTATCATCAACAACCACTACATGAAGTGCATCATTCTTACCATTTCTATCTGTTGAATAAACATTTGATATTGGTTTTGGTGCAATCTCTTTCCAATAGATTGTTGTATTTGTAAGTCCAAGTGTTTGTTGATCATACCAATCAAGAACAGAAGAAGGAGTTACTGTGCTTCCGGTTTGAACTCCAACTCCATTAATAAATTGAATATTACTTGTTGAAGTGAAAGATGCAAAAGATGAACTTTCTGCATATGTAATTGGAGTTTCTGTTCCAGCAGAGGAAACTCTTGAAACAATTTTTACATCAATTGAACTTGAACCATTGGTTGCATCTGTAGTAACACCAGTGATGATTCCCTTCAGATATCCGTTAAAAGTGGAAGTACTTCCAGCACCAGGAATTGTTACGCTGCTAAGAGCAGCAGTGATTCCGTATCCAATAACTGCACCAGCAGCTGAAGGATTTGTTGTAGCAATACCAATAGTTTGATCTGCTAAATCATCAATTACACAAACTTTGAGACTATTTGCCCAACTTCCTGGATTTTTTGCAGAGAAAGTGAAATCTGTTGCTTCAGAGTGATTATTTGTATAATCATCGTAATTATCAATTCTGAGAGCATCTGTCGATGCAGCTCCAACTCCAGCATTTGCATTGTTTAAAGAAGAACCTCCAGTTCTTACTACCTTTAAAACACCACCATATGAAAGATAAGAAGAAGCACTCATCCAGTACTCATACTGTGCATCTGTTGAGAGTGGCTTACCAAATACATTGATAAGATCTTGCTCATTTGTAACATCAATTGGAAAATCTACTGGGCCAATTGGAAATGGCCCTGCAATTGCTCCAATGTTATCTAAAACATTATCAGCTCTTCCTACTGTTAAATCAACTTCCCTGACAAGAACGCCTGGAGATAATTGAGGAGTCGCCATTTTTTTCTCCGTAAAATTCTCAGTTTATCTAAAAAGTATTTATCAAAATCTTAATTTACATGTAATCCCACATATATGATCTATCACCATATTCGTCAGTAAACCACCTATCTCCGTCAGCATCAACAAAACTATCAGAATCTAATCCATCAGAGATAAATCCGAATGGTGCCATGTCTTGCTCAATCTGATTTTTTTGTTCTTCATATAATCTTTTACGAACATCCTGATCAGTCAATTCTTTAAAATAATCTTGTGCAACTAACCATGCATAAATCACAAGGCACATTGCAAGGTCATCATTGCAACCTTCTTCTGCCTCAAATGAATTGCTTTTTGAGATAAAGGTAGTAAGTTCAGAAATAATTTCATAGTCATTGAAAATTAATTTA